TTGACGAAATAAGGTTAAGGCTAGATTAATTGCTTCCTTTCTATCCATCTTCTATCTGCTCACTAAATCGGGCATTAAAAGGCTTAAAGTCTTTCATAATAGAATCAAACTCTTTTGGATCGTTTAAGCAATTTTCAGCAGTAGTAAGACATTCAAGAAGAAATTTCTTTTCTAAAAATTTACCAACTATTTCAATCTGTCTTTCAACATCTTTAGAAACATTGATAGCTTTCTTTTCATTTTGGGTAGTCACACTTTTCATAAGTGCAACTATTATTGATGTTTTAACTTCAGATAATTTCATTAATAATTACCCTCGATAATGTTTCTTTGGGTAATAACTTCCATTTCTTTTTGTAAATCGCCTTTAAAAGGAATTTTCCTGGAATGAATTTCTGTCCAGGCTTTTTCCATAGCGTTATCTATTTGATAACCCTTTAATACAACACCTAGTTCGGGCATATTGTATGTTTGGTTAGGAATTACTTTTTTCATATCAATTCCCCTTTAATGCACTTTGATTTCTTCTATTGTATTTTGGATTGTTACCTAAAAAATAATCAATAGTTGAATCATTTTTAATTTTGTTATAGATACTTTGAGGGCAATTAGTCCAGGTATCTTTTATTACTATCCATTCATAAGATAGTAACTTTTGTTTCATTTCATCATTCTCAACATAAGTTGAAAATTGAAAATTCTCATTGTTTTTCATTTTTTGTGAGATGAAATACTGTTGGCATTACTATATTACACTAGTCTTTTCATTCATGCAATAAAAAAATTCTCACTTTCATATTTTGCCTTTAATTTGCCCTTTAATAGATCTTACGTTAAGTTTGAATTATTCTTTATTTTTTATCAAAAAATGGCAAAAATTGTCAATATTTTCAGTAATAGTAAGAAAATTACTGTAACTTTCAGTACCTGGGAACTCTTATTTATTATGACATCTTTATTAAAAGTCATCAGGTTAGATAAGGGCAATATTAAATTTAATTATAGAGTTTACAAAATAATAGACAAGTTGACATTGACAATAAATAAGCATTAAAGTAATATTCTAGTATTGAGGATTAACTTTTTTCAACCTCATCAAAATTATTATGTCAACACCTATTTCCTCACCCTTTGCGGATTTTATCCAGGAACAGAAAAAACAAAAGTATCTCAAAAAAATTGATGTTTCAATGATTGCTAGTTATCACATAGCATATTATGAAACAATAATAAAATTAAGAAGGAGTACTATTAATACACTTGCAGAGAATAAAGGTAAAATATTAAATAAAAATATTTTAGAAAGAATAAACGAAGATATTAAAAAAGTTTTACCTTATGAAGATTTTGGATTGATGGCATATCATCAAAAACCAGAAAGTAAAACAGAAGAAAATAGAATTTATTTTTATTGTCATAAAGAAAATTATTTTGATATAGATAGGTTTGTATGCGATGTTATTATTTCAGAAAGTGCAAAAGATAGAAAGTCAGAAATAATATTAAAATCTGAGAAAATAGATTATCAAGTTATACATAATTTAAATGTAAGAAAATTTGCAGATAATATCCAAATGTTAGAGAAATGGAAAAAAATAAAAGCTAGTTCTTATGATATACAATACAGAGTAGACCAAATAAATAGTTTAAAAAATGAATTGGATAGTTTTGTAAAATTATTTGATGATAGTGAAGGATACAAACATGAAAATTATAGTATTATGGAATTAATAAAAGATAATCCAAAACATAGTAGTAAGATGAGATCCTGGCTAGGTAAACAAGATGAATTTTTAATTAGCTACGAAGAATTTAGAAAGGAGAATAAGTAAACAAAATTAATTGTTAAGTATTGTTACTAACTCTATTGTGTAACATTAGAGAGGTTTTACAATGTAATTAAGAGGGACAAATCTTGTCCCCACCAATAAAAACTAACTATGAAAGTTTTAACTATTTATTTATTGTCCTTATGTTTCTTCGCCTGGCAGGGAACTCTACTAGGTAACAATATCAAAGAAGGCCTACAAGAAAAAACTAACCGTTTTGATTCTGCGTTAACTTCTTATTCAAGATACTTACAGATTAATTAAAATGCTAAAGTTTATTTCTTTTCTTATTCCCAATATCAAATTAAATTTTGATAATTTCAACAACTTCTATGATACTCTCCAGGAAGAAACTGAAATCTTTATTGAAGAGTTAGGAAGTTATTATTTAGAGGGAATATTAAACTACACATATGACGGTTGCTTAGACGAGAACATATGTGAACAATTTCTAAATGAATTTAGTTTAGATATTGACGACTACATAACAGAAACAGGAAATTCTGATTTATCAGTTTTAAATATTATTGATTATGTAGGATATTAAAAACAAAATCAAAACTAATTTATTAACTCTTTCTACACCAGGAAGAGTTTTTTTTTATGCCATAAAATAATTATTGCTATGTGATTTTTATTATCTAGGTTTTTTCTTTTCTTTCTTGTTGTCTTGTAAACTACTAATTTTAATTTTCTATTGGTACGCTTGCCAACTTCCTACTAGTTCCTGGGAAAAAAAGACAACTTGATGTAAGAAAAAATTATGAACAAAAAAAAAATGGTGGTGAGGTGTTCCCGCTTCCCGATCTCCTACCCATTCCCCAACTTCCAGGAAGTGCAAAGGGTGGGGGGCGGTGTAGCAAAACTGTAACAAATGTGTGACAGAGCCCTGAACCTACTGATAAATCTAAAAATTATTTGCCTCTACATTATTTATTATAGTACACTACTACA